CTGGCCGATCGAGATCGTAGGGTATACCAGATGGGGAATTTATTTTTCTGCATGGTGTTTCTCCTTCCTCATCTGGTATACCCTACGATCTCGATCGGCCAGAATCATACCATTGTCGCCTCGGAAATACTTTTTCGATTTGGTATGCGCTCCGGTGTTCTGGTGTTCCCTACGAATTCTTTTGGCTACTGTTCCTCTCATTGTATCCTCCTTTAAGGTCGATAAAATTCTAAGTTTTTCATGTGATGGTTGTCTCCATGGTGTACATAATCAAACGAAACTGAACCGGTATGCCGAAAGCGGTATCCGGCGTCCAAGAGTTTTCGATAGTACTCCCAATCTGATTCCAGGATATCCGTTCTCCAAAATCCTGTTTGTTCCAGGACTCTGCGATGACACACCGGATTGGTGATATAGTTAGTTACGTTACGTAGTATCTGTGGGTCATGCGGTTGATTAACTATGACGCTTGGCCGGTCCGGAGACATTGTTCGATAACCGGTATAGATAATATCCGCGTTGTCGGTTACCGATAAAATAGATTCGATATGATTTGGGTAATAGAAATCGTCATCACAAAACATGGCGAGCCATTGGATATTAGGGTCGGATAACGCTTCTTTGGCCAAACGCATACTATTTACCATGGCGTTACAGCCATCGTAGTTAATACGAATCAAATGCGTGTAAGGCCGGACTGTTTGATTACGTATACTGTTAATACATTTTTGGAGCATTAGATGACGACCAGGCATCGTTGGTGTTAATACCGCAAGGTTGTTCATTTTTGGTATCTCCTTACTTTCTTGGTTTCGGCGTTTACCGGACAGCCATTGGCCCAGGCTGGGGTATGGCAAACCAAATCAGTTACCTCTTTTTCAGTTCCGGTTTCTTTCTCCGCCACTAATTCGTCATGGACGGTAAAGAGAACATGGTATTTAGCACCGAATAGGTTAAACATGGCGGCTACCATCAGATCCCGGGCAACTGCTTGTGTGGCGTTTTCGACTAACTTACCGCCCCAGGTTTCTTCTATCTCGTATTTGTTTGTAACGGAGTTGACCGCCATATACGTGAGTTTCCCGGTAACTGATATTTTCGGGTAGTGATAATACAGTTTCCGCCCGGAAGGCAGCATCATGACCAAAAAGTTTCCCTCTCTGCTGAATCCGATCCGGCCATTTTGATGTGACTTACCGGAAGAAACGGTCTGCCTTGCAGCATTTTCCGTTGAATACCAGAATTGAGGCACGGCCGGGAATGTCGTTCGATACGCGTTAACCGCCCGTTCAGAAAGAACGGCATCGACTTCAATTTCGTATTTAGCGCAGGTCTCCTGGAATTTTCGGCTTCCCATACCGTAGCCGCAACCCAAAATCGTTTGCTTCCCTAATTGCCGGGAAGCTGAAGCTCCGATGACTTTGGCCATCTTTACATAGATATCATCTACCTCCGGGTGCCGATCTTTTTCCACGAACTGTGCGAGACCGGCCTTTTCTCCCGCAAGCCACATGACGACGCGTGCTTCGATTGCCGAAAAATCTGTGATAAACATTTCTTTGCCATCGTTTGGGATAAAGATACCGCGAAGGCAGGAAGACAGTACGGGTAAGACATCGTAAGAAAGTGAGAAACATTCGGGGGAAGTTTTGAGGGTTTCGATTGCAGCCTCGATAACGCCTGGTTTGTGAGTTGACTTAACGAGATTTTGGATTTGGACGAGTTTACCTGTCCAGCGGCCGGTACCGGCACCGTGGTAGACCTGGATATCTCTAATACGCCCATCGGTGCCGAGCGCGCTAAGGACCGCAGCATATTTAGCAATAGAGGTAAGGGATAGCTGCTGCCTAAGCTGAAGGATACGGAGATTACTTCCTTCTGATTTTGTGATTGCTTCTTTGACTGTGGCTTTGGTAAGATCAGGAAGATTAAGTCCTTTTCGTTCCAGATAATTTTTAATCGCTTCTCTTTTTGTGCCCGCATTTATTAACCCTCCTGTGAGTTTGAATAACTCTTCGTTTCGTGCTTTAGTTTCCTGCTCGATCAGGTTGACCGCGTTTTTAACCATTGGAACATCTATTTTTATACCGGTATCGTTCATGTATTGATCCATAAACCATACCTTTTGTTCGTATTCCGGGAGATCCGGAAGAAGGAGATCCACGTCTCTTTCAGATTCCACATCCCGGCAGCAATAAAGTAGAAGACGGTCAAGCTTTTCCTGGGGAATAACGCCTTGAGAAACGCAGAGAACACGCATTAATTTATACCCGTCCATATCTTTTTGATGGGCGCATCCTAAAGCTTGAGCGGCCAATTCAAGTTTTCTGGGTAGTGAACACATAGCAGCTTTAGCCGCAGTGTCCCGCCATTGAGTTAACGGAATTGGAAGGAAGCCTAAAGGAACAGCTTTAAAATGCCAGATACAGCGTTCAAAAAAAGCGTTATGGGCGTGGAATTCCGCACCCGAACGGATCCAATCGTTGAACATCGGGATCGCGCTGGTAAGAGGATGGCCTTTAATTGCTCCAGTAACTGGTGATCGATCAAGAGCCCAGGCTAAACAAAGGATTTCGGTGCTTGGGTCTTCAGCGTATCGATATGCTCCTGTCTTCCAGATATCTATTGTGCTCCTTGACTCAAAGTCTATGTATACTTTTTTAGGCATTTTTAAAATAGGGTGTCCCGGATCCGACCCGGGTTTAAATCGTTTACCACTCACGATTTAGGCTAAGATTACTCTTACGAGTTATTGGGCTTTATTTTCTCTATCTTTTGCCTGTGGTTTCCCAGACCACCACCACCCACTATCTCCTTTTAGAAAGGTAACTCTTCGCTTACTGAACCCGCGCCAGAAGCGTCTTGTCCTTCTACTGCTACGGCGTCGAATTCGTCTTCAACGCGAGGCCGGGCGGAGAAGGTAGTATCGTCGGCCAATTTCTGGATACCGTTAAGATACACGGTTACTCCGCGGCCGCCGATTTTGTGGACGAACGGCGCAATCGTAAGCACCGCGCGTACCCAGCAACCCGGATAAAGTTCTCCGGCGTTTTCCGCGGTGATCCTGGTCTTGTCCTGGCGTAAGCAATCCGGGCGGGTTTCCGAAGAAGAACGGACAACGATGTAACCTTTTTCGTTATCGTCAATCTTTCCCGAAGATTCTTTCGGTTTGTCGCCGTCTCTGAATTTAGTCAGCTTGAGCGACTTCAGATCCACTTCCGGCCCGAAGTTAGCGCGGGCGACTTTGCAGATCTCCTGCCACATACCGGCACAGTTATCCGTCTGTATCCAGGTTGAAGCCGGATGCTTCGATGCTTTTAACGCCTCGGCGGTCGCTTTTTTGGGAAACAGCAAAGTGATCCCGAATTTGGCTTTCGTGCCGCCGGGAGCCATTACCGCCTCGAAAAGAGCCGGGTAAGATAAGCGAAACGCGGGTGTCTGATATGTTACACGTACTTGTTTAGCGTTTTGGGTCATTTTTTCTCTCCTATTCTTTTGAGTGTCGTTCCGTTATCCGGTGTCTCCACCAATGGAGCCACACGGTCTTTTCCTGCTACCTTTTCCATCTGCGCCGGGGTAAGAAGTTTGGGTTCAGAAAATGCTTTTTCTCCTAAATCCGAGAAAGCAAGAAGGGCCTGTTGCTCGTCGATCCATTTCCGGTTAGCCCTCTTCTTTCCTAATTCCCAGCCCTCGATAGAACCGCCGGCGGCGATGTAGTCTTGAGCATAGGCAACGATAGCGTCAAGCCAAGACTCGATACGATCCTTGTAATCAAGGACATTTTTTACTACTTGAACCGGCAGGGTTGTCGCTTCTGGAAAGATAATCTCTTTCGACGGAATCGCCGGTAGATGCTCGCTTATATCCTGGCGGAGAACTGGACAGATTGCTTTCGCCCAGCACCATTTACACCAGGGGCCCGCGGCGACTAACGCGCCTTTTTCTTTCGTTAGTGCTATTTTTCGCTCTAATTCAGCGGCGAAAGTATCAAGGTAGTCGCATGAAGCGGTCCAGGTATTTATCTGGCCTTCGGTTCTCGGCTGGATAATGACGAGCCTGACCTGTTCGACTTCGTATTCTCTTGACAATGGCAGAGCGTAAAGCAAAAGCTGTGGGTTATCCGTAGCCGAAACAATCACCCCTTTTCCGTATTTAAAATCGATAACCACGATTTCTTTATACGGACGGATAATCGCCACGTCCAATGTCCCGAATACCCCGGGAAGCACTTGGACTTTTTGCTCCACCAATAACTGGCCGCCTTTTTGTAACTCCTGGAGAACAGCATCACGGGCAAACGTAACCGCTTCCGCCATTTCATCGGTTACTTCGACATCGCGGATTACCCCACCAACCTGATCAAATGGAAGGTATTTCTCATCTTTCAGGCTTTTTTCCAGGATCTCATGCGCTACGTCGCCTTCAGCCGCATGCTCGCTTTGCAGTGGCTTTGGCATCTGGGCGCATAACGCAACCGACCCTGGACAATTCATCCACCTGTCCGCGCTTGATGGCGATAATTCAGCGTGTACTTTTTTAGCCATCTTTACTCCTTTAGGCCGTAAGGCCGTTCTTTTTAGCGTAGCCGTTGATCAATTCAACAGCTTTAGGTAATACGTCAGCAGGAAGCTCCATTAACTTCGGTTTCGCCGGAGAAAGCTTTCCGCAGACCTCATCGCGAATAAACGTAACCAGCTTATTCGTTATATTTTTCTTTTCCGCTTCTTGGAGAAGCTTTTGAACCAGATCACGTAATCCTGCGTTGGTGATGGGTTCGGCTTTTGCTTCACCCGACACTTCAGGTTCCCCGGGAATGAACTCGGGAGTCCTGGAAACCGGGGCTACCGGTACCGTTGGTTCTTTTTGGCCGCTGGATAAACGCTCCAGAGCAACAGCAATCCGTTCTAAAATCGATTCAATACTCATATTAAGCACTCCATGTCTTTCCTGCATGTTTCGCAGACGGATAGACCAGCCACCCGTTTAAGTTTTTTCATTTCGAATTTTCTTTTACAAACTTGGCATCTTACTCCTAAAAACTCGGTTATCTCATTTGTCTTTTCCCTCCTTTCTTTATCGCCTGTAATGACGTTTATGTTTTTTGACTTTTCGATCAGTGTGTTTACAAGTTTTTCGTCTTGGCTATTTTCAGCTATTAAAAATTTTATCTCCACCGGATTCTTTTGCCCCATCCGGTCGAGCCGGGAAACCGCCTGTTCTATCTCTTTAGGCCCGTGAGAGAGTTCCACGAATAATCCAGTATCACACACATATTGCAATCCGTCAAGCCCAAATCCCGCGGATTGTATGTTGGCAATAAAGATTTTTATTCTAGGGTCTTTCTGAAAACGGACGACCGAAGTCTCTTTCTGAGATGCAGATTCTTTGCCGGTGCAGAACACGTGTTCGTTTGGAAACGCCGCGCCGATAGCGTTAGCTACATCTTCATGCCAAATAAATACTACAATTTTTTGTACAGTTTCTAAAAGGTCTTTAACCATGTTGATCGCAGAAAGAGTTTTGACGATGCCTAACGCCCTACGTAATGACGGTATCTCACCAATCTGCTGTTGGATTTCTGCTTGATTTTCCTGTTCAGTTAATTTTACCAATTTATCTGTCGGATCCAGATAGATTTTATCGTAGGTTACCGGCGGCATCTCTTTCTGGACTTCAGATTTTAACCGCCTGATCATAATAGGCCGCAGGATTTCGGCTAACTCCGGGAGATTACTGGCCCCGGTGCAATCGAAACCAAAGTCGCCTTGATATGCCGAACAAAATTTATACGCATAAGTATAAAAATCCGTGTATTTACCCAGGAAGGACGGGAAGAGCGCGCGTAGGATAGCGTAAAGTTCTACCGGCC